GGGCAGCTGCCCTCGAATAGAGCCGCTCATAGCGCGGCTCTATTCTTTCGTTGGATTTCTCCATCTCAGCGCTGATTATGTACAGGTCGGCGAGCTTGGCATAGTTCGGGTAGCTCGATTCCTCATACTCGAGGCGGGCTATCTCCTTGCGAATCTCCTGCTTGTCGAGCATAAGGTCTCCCTCCCGTCAGCTGTCGAGCTCGTTCATGCAGCGGCGGATAGCCTCGCGAGTGCGATCATCGTCGGTGTCCCGCATCATATCCTCCATCTGCGAACGCATGCGCTCGCGAGCGTCAGTGCGGCTATAGTGGCCACGCACATAGTGCTGCCCACGATGGGCGTAGCTGCTGCCGCGTCCGTAACGGCCGCGCATATCCGCTTCCCATTCGCCCGCGCGGCTATAGCCTCCGTCCTCTTCGTACATCTCTATCTTGTAGATGTTCTTCATGGTGTCGGTCAGCTTATGGACGATATCCAGATCACCCGCTCCGAGCTCGGGTTTCTTTGCGATTTCATCAAGCTCACGGCAGAGCTTCTCGCAAATATCTTCAAGTGCTCTTGTGCTCATGATTTACTCCTTTCATGCGACACGCTCAACAATGAGGTTGGCGTTCGCAAAATTGATAGCCTGCCCGCTGGTGTTCTCCACAGCTACGCTGAGGCAGCAGCCGCGCGGGACGTCGATGTTTGCGGCAACGTAGATATTGCCGTACTGATCTGTCGCAGCGGGCGTTACAATGCCCGTGGCGCTGTTCAGCGGCTCTCCATTGATGGCTATCGCCGCCGAGATCGCGCCGACGGTGCCGCCGGTCGGCAGGGCGATATTCGCGCCGAACGAAACCTTGAACCGTGCGCGGCACTGGTTCGTCAGACCGCGGAGCGTTATAATGCCCGCTCCCTCGCGATGGACAATGCAGGGGTTACCGGATACCGTCTCCTCGGTAAACGGGACATTCTGCCCCGCTGCGACGGTCGTAGTGTTTGCATTTGTGTATTCAGCCATTTCTATTCATCCTTTCAAAAAGCACGGCGAGGCATTAAGCCCCGCCGTTTGTGTTGATATCAGCTCTTGGGGCTGAACATGTCGATTATTCCGACAAGTTAATCGGTGTGCAATTGTCAGGCGGCACCGCAGCCACAACCGCAGCCCGTGTACTGCTGATTGCAGCAGTAGGGATTCTGCACGATGTACGCGGGGGAAGCGGGCGGGCGCAGCGTGTTCACAAGGTAATTGTTCTGTGCCGCCTGAGATGCTGCGAGCCTCAGACTCGCATTCTCGGCTTCCAGATCCCTCATCCTGCTATTCTGGAGATAGTCCAGAACGGCTCTGCTATTGGCGTTCTGATTGTCGATGATATCGCGGGTGGCGTTCTGCACGGTGTTGCGCGTGTCGCAGGCCTGAGTAGCCATGTCGTAGCGCACCTGCGCTATAGCCTCGCGATTCTGGCAGCAGCAATCGGAGAGCGACTGCTGCAGTGCGAAGAACTGCTGCATAAACGCCATCTGAGAGTTGCATCTCGCTATCTCTGTCGCCGAGAATCCGCTCGTGACCGTCTGGGTGACCCCGGCAAAGCCGTTGAGCATCCCGGTGTTCATCGCGTAGAAGCCATCACAAATGCCGTTATTGACATTGTCGAGCTTGCGCTCGATGTTCGCAAAGTCGGACGTGAGGACGTAGCCGTCCATCACACCGCCATTGTTGCCGCCCCAGCCGTTACCGCCCCAGCCGAACGCAGCGAGGAAAAACAGGATGACGATCCAGAACAGACCGCCGCCCCAGCCGAAGCCGTCGCCGTTCGAGTTGGCAGGAGTCACCGGCATGGTAAAGGGAACGTTATCGGAAAGACTCATTTTGTGTTTTCTCCTTTCGGAATTTTTTAATTTATCTTAATCGTGGCCACGATATAGATTACTTGAGGAACTGCATGAACTGCTGCGCGAGTCCCTGCACCTGATTGAGCTGCTGCTGGGATATTCTCCCGCTCTGCAAGAGTTTCTCCACTTCCTGCCTTGGGTCTCCCTGAAAGGTCGTGCGGAATTGTTGAAACTTCTGCATCATGTTCTGGAACTGTCCGGCCATTCCGGGCATCCGCGGTGCAGCCTGCTGTGCGCCGCCGAGTGCCTGAAAAATTGAATTACTCATTTGCCGTAGCCTCCTCACTCTGCGTCTTGCGCTGTTTCTTGGCCGTCAGCGCCGCCACCTGCGCCGCCAACGCATCAAACTCCGCCCGGGGTACGTATTCAACGCTCTGCGGCTGCGACGCCGCTACGGGCGCCTGTGACGGCTGTGTGCGCTCCGTGTAATCGAAGATGCGCAGCGGCAGCGGCATCCCGCTCTGATCTGCGCTCTTAATGCAGAAAGTCGGATTCTCGCTGTCGAACAGCAAAACGCTATTTCCGGCAGCAACCAGGAACGCCTTCATTCCTGCCTCGCCCTGTACCCAGTTCACGCCGCCCTGCTGTGTGGCTGCTGGCGTGGGTGTCGGCTGTTGGGGCTGCGGAGCGTACTGCTGGGCGCGCATCTGCGCAAGGTTGTCCATCATCGGTGGATTATAAGCTGGGTAAAACTGCTGAGGCTGATATGCTGGGTACTGTGGAGAATAGTTCATGTTTTCTGCTCCTTCCATACATACAACGGGATCTCGTCGCCTGAATCCCATGCGTCAAAATAGTTGCCGTCCTGCACCGCAACAACGTGCCCGCTCAGTGCGAGAATATATGTGCCGTGCGGATGCTCCTCCGTAAAGAGCTTCACCGTATAGCACTCCGGGCACTTATCAGGCAGCGCCGTGCGCGTGTAGCCTTTTCTGTGGAGATATGCGCCCCACACAGCGTTTGCGCTCGGCATATCCGACAGCTCGAAGCCTGTCACGGCCAGCTCAACAAAGGTCTTGTCCCAGCTTTCCCCCGTGGCTTTGCACAACGCCCTGATCACGCAATCACCAACCGAGTGTCCCGCTGGGTTAGGGTTAAAATGTACATACATGCGCATCACCTTTTTCTGCTTAAATTCTAAGATAAAAAAGGGCAGGTAACATGTCCGTTACCTGCCGGGAATCTGTCAGTAATCTGTCTCGGGATATATGAAAGAGCGGCGCATGGTGCGTCGCTCTATACTGATTCCGCTATCTTGTTTTTAATGCTCCGGATGCGCCGGTTTATTGTCTCCACGCTGCAGTTCTGCCTGCTGGCTATTTCCAGCAGTGAAAAACCGTCAGCCCTCATATTTAGGATCGTTTTCTCCTCGAGTGTGAAGCCGCACTCGGCTATGAATTTTTCACGGAGTGCCGTTGGGAATTGCAGTTTTGCCTTCTTGCCGGGGGTCGTCAGATCGGATAACGCGTCTATCGGTATCACCGCCAGTCAGAGCGTCAAAAAGCTGCTCTGTAAGATTTTCTGATTTTTCATCAATGCCGTTGATCCGGCAAAATTCCTTGACGGTTGCAGTCACGTCAATACCTCTCTATCGGTCTATCGGTTTACAAGGATTTTTCTGTTTGCGCCGGGTGCAGCTTACATCAATACCCAGCGTAGGCACGCAGGCCTTCGACTGCACGCGGCGCGTGTTGCTTATTCGTTCTGAGTTTCGTCCGACTCGATTATTTCAACGGGCGGCTCGTGATCTGAATCTATCTTGTCTTTATAATTTCTGAGCCACTTCTTAAGCCATTCCGGGATAGGTGCGCCGAGCTTACCGGCGTTTTCAATGATGCTGCCGAGCTCCGTTATTATGTACCAGAGCAGCACGACCGGCGTTATAAGCGTCCCGAATGTTATGCCGATGTCTATGCCGGCTCCGTTGATAATTACACTAATTGCTATATCGCAGAGCGCCGCCACAAGCACGGCGACGATCTCGCCCAGCTTGTGCCACAGTCCCGCTCTCGCTACGGCGGACGACCAGTCCCCGGCGCTCTTCGCGGCCCATGTTCCTGTTGCGTAGTCGAGGACTATACAGGCGATCCAGATGATTACCGCCCAGCCTACCCAGCCCCACAGCGCCGTGAGGAAGGCGATAGCTGCGACGATCCATGCCTTGAACTGCAAGGCTTTGTCAGGTGCATTCATTTTTGTTTCTCCTTTGTTTTGATTAAAGTTAAGATTCTTCGCGCGTATAGTTACTTTTCCCGCTGGTTCATATCTGTATCTTCTTCATTCCCGCTCACCTCCCACTATGCTCTTGTACGTGGCCGCGCCGCAGATGCCGTCAGCTTCAAGGCCGTGTTCTGCCTGATAGGCCATGAGCATGTTGCGCGTCCTGATTCCGAACTCACCGTCAATCCATCTGGGATCATACCCGAGATACTTCAGCGCTGCCTGAAGCATGGCGACGACTACGCCCGTCTGTCCGTCCTCCAGCATGGGCAGCTCGACGGTGACATAGCGTGTCGGCTTCTTTGTGGCCGGCACCGTGTCCGGTTCTGCCCCGGTGTACCGCAGCACGCAGTCCCACGGATAGTTATAGTACCCGCGCGTGTATATCTCGCGCCCGGTCTGGTCGCCGGTCTGCCCTCCGGTCGTAGTGCCGTACTCGTTGATGCTTGCTTGCACTATCTGCCCGCCGCCTATATACAGGGCGGTGTGATGGACGTGGTTCAAAAGAACGTCGCCGCGCTCAAGCCCCGTGCCGGTGCCGAGGTCGACACTGCCGGTCACGTCCTCGAAGCCGCACCTCAGCATATCCCCGCGCATATTTCCCGTATATGTGCAGCTGAGGGGCAGTCCCGCTCTCTTGAAGCAGTCTATTACAAGGCTGCTGCAGTCGTAGTCAGGCCCCCAGCGGTTGGCCTGGTCGTAGCCGTGGCTGTCGTCCGCTGCTATCTCCAGTGCGCGGGCCACGGCGTTGTCAATGATTCCCATGGTGTCCTCCTCATGTTACTGTCGTAAATCTTAAGAGCAGCCACCCTGTCGGGTCTACGCTCTCCCGGGCATCTTCCGTCAGCAAGCCGCTGTCGGTTTTCTCATCATCAGGCATCACTCGTCACCTCCGTCCAACCGTATACACCGGGCTCCCATACGTTCCCGTCAATGCTGGATATCCATATCTTTCCGTTGTGCTTGACCTTGTCGCCCTTGGCGTAGGGGTTTGTGCTGCTCGGCTGCTCCCAATCGGGTATCACTCCCGGCGTGGGTATCAGTACCTTAGCCCAAAGCGACGGTGCATCCGTGGGTGTCCATGTGCTCTGCGATGTGTGAGCTTGCAGACATTTATAAAGTACGCCGCCGTACGTTACTCTGTCGCCTGCGGCATAACTTATGCCATCGCCGCACCACGCAGGAAAAATGATAGGAACAGTCAGCGCCTGTTCATCCGTCAGCATCGCTCCCGCGCCGTTAATAGCCGCGCGGAGCTTCTGCGCATTACTGAGATAGCTCATGTGCTGCCCTCCTCTTCATCTTCATCGGTCACGCCCAATGCTGCGAGAGCGGCGCGCATGTCCTCAACCTCAGCAGAGCTACCACCCTGCTTGATCTCAGCGATACGAGTCAAACACCGTTCTGCTCTCTCTTCAATGGTCATGTCGTTACCTCCAACGCGTTTTCGATGGCGGTCAATGCCGCTTCATACTGTGTATTCTGCGCTGTCACATACGCCGCCTGTGCCATATATGCTTCGCTCAGGTCTTTCCACGGAGCTACAAGCTTGCAATCTGCTCGGACAAATTCGCCGTTTTCAGATACCCACCTGTACCCAACAGGCTTGCACCGATAGCTCCCTATAAACTCAGGGCATTTGCCGTCAAAAAATGATTCTTCGTATTCGAGCAGATCACCAGTGTTTGTAGGATAACACTTGAATCCGTCATTTGTATCGATGTAGATTTTCATGTCACCCCTCCTTATTCAAGCCAAATCTTATCCGTGACGATCGTTTGCAGGTCCATGTGCCCATAGACTCGGATGCCGAAAACAGCAGACGTTACTCCAGTAAGGGGCATCTTGAATACGCCCGTTTCGCCAGTGGTAACTGGAATTTCAAGCCTTGCAATCGTATTATCCTCGGTAAAATCATATTGATCTGCTGCATAAAGCCACGCTTTGTTGCCTGTTTGCTTGCCAGTATTCGTTATGATGTTTGCGCAGAAATACTCGAACTCACCTTTGGTCACTTTCTTCTTGGTATAAAAGTTACCGCCATATGACCAATTGTCACTGCCCTCACCGAAATACGTCCTGTTACCAGTTATGGTCACAGTGCTGTCCCCCACTGTGACATAAGAGGCATAAGAAGCGTTGTTCGTTCCAAAGCCACCCGTTAAGGATGTGTTCTGATCAGAACCTGCTTCCCAGAGTATCGTTTCAAACATCAGCGTCACAGTCTCGACCTGTCCCTCAGCTGTGATGCTCACGGCCTTGCTCTTGCTCTTGCTGCCGCTGACCGCCGTGACCGTCCACGTCCCGGCGGAGGGGATAATAAACATCGCCTTACCGCTCGTGTCCTTGGTCGTCAGCGTTTTGCTACCGTTAGAACATGTGCAAATTGAACCGGCTGGATACGTGACGCCTATGACGGCAAAGACCTTGTTACCGCTGCCGCCCCTGCGCGTTATAAAAGCTTCACCCATTACTTTCTCACCACCTTAATTTGAATGACGATATCAACAGTTGGCTTTTCTGCCGCATAGACCGTGAGTTTATTTTCCGCCGTGACCATTCGATAAATGTTCGCAAATGCTTCAATTTCGGTTTCTGCGGTCTCAAAGGTGCTTGATGCGATCATGTCAACAAAAGGATTATCATCAGCGGTCAGGCCGGTTACAGTGACATCGTTTGTGTATGGTGTCGCGTCGCCCGTCCATCCCGCGGCGGTTATCGTTGCGGTAAAAGTCTGTGACACTGCGCCGTCTGCAATCTTAGGTGCCGTCACAGAGCCGTTTGCAAGGCTATCAGCACCAATGCTCCCCGCGGTTATGCCACCGGTTGCATTGGTGATACCGCGTCCGTTGCCGCCATTGACTATGATCGTTGCAATGGGGATGGTCACCGCCGCCGTCGGCTTTTCTTTAGCCCATATCTCAAGATAACCGTCAAAGGAGAATGACAGCGGTGCAAAATTTCCGCTCACTGCGTCGCCCTGGTTGAATGCCACTATCGGGAAATCGTCTCCCGTCGCGCCGCTGACCGTGATCTGCGCTTTGTAACTGTACCCCGCAAGGGAAGTATCGTCCTGCGTCCACGCTGATACGGCGATCACCTGATTCTCGACGTATTGCGCGGAGATATCCGCTGCGCGGATTTGGCCGTAGTTTACCCATTCATTACGCAGGCCGTCGAATATGTACAGGTTATAGGGTGTAGTCGCGCCTACGCTGTAAGCGTCGCCGACATTCTGCGGTGCGGATGCCTGCAACGCGGCAACTGTATCAAAATGACCTAATATTTTAAGAATGCTGCCAAACGGCACAGCACCGATGTTTTCGCGTGCCTGAGCTTTCTGAGATTCAGACAGACCCTGTTCAGTGTTGAATCTGACTGCGCCTGTCAAGGTGTCGTCTATTTCCTGTGGCAGCTGAGATAGTGCGAAATATGCCACTGTGTTTGTCGCCATGTTTCCACCGCCTTAATAGTAAATTATGAGGCATCCTTTATAACCGGCGGTTCCGGCGCTGCCTTTGCCGCCGTTGCCGGGGATGTTGGATTCTTCGTGTGACCATGTGGAGATTAACACCGTATAAACGTCATTCCACCAGTAATGATTTGACGCTCCGCCACCGCCTCCGCCACCGGAACCGCCGTTGCCGCCAGAGCCATAAAGCTCGACAGTTGGCTGCGTCTCTGTGGCGTCCGCACCCGCGCCACCTGTAGGCCATTCAAAGTCCTCGTTTCCGCCTGTAAGGTCTGTTGCATCGTGGCCATTCGCCCCGGCAGCAGCTCCGCCGCCGCCGTTGCCGCCGAAACGCCATGTCATGTTTTCATGATATACGGTTGAATAGCTACGCGCTCTAACAGCCTGCATCTTTCCGCCCTTTCCGCCCTTGTATGTAGTGCCGTCATATTCAAGGTCACTGCCATTGGTGGCTTTTTGCGGCGAAGCACCCACAGCCGGGTTACAGCCGCCTTTACCGCCGGCTGCGCCATCAACGCCGTCGTTGCCGGGCAGTGCGTAGACCGCCCCGGAAAATACTTCAACGAAACCAGACCTTGAAGCGTTGCCATTTGCCGATGAATACATATCATCAGCAGCGTAAAGTACGGTGTTCCCGTCGATGTTTTTATATCGAATGAACGCGAGGTTTTTGCAGTCGATAGTTACAGAATACACCTTACCGCCTGCGCCGCCTTTGCCGCCTTTGCCGCCAGCGCCACCGGGGCCGCCCTCGCTGTCATTACCGTAGCCGCCTGTCTCGCCATCTTCGCCGCTCGCGCCGTCTGACCCGCGGCCGATCAGAACGCAGCGGATCTGTGGGACGTCTTTCTCGTAGACGCTGTCCGGGATGTCCCAGCGCTGTTCTGTGTCCGTCAGTTCGAGGATAGCCCGCTTGTTGAAAGCTGTGCCCTCAGCTACCGGCATATAGTCCTGAATCCATTCACATTCAGCCCTCAAAAAGCTTGAAACCATGGTGGACTTCTTAGCGAGAAAAGCGTTCGTCGGCTCGTGGAAAGCATTCTCGAAGCTGTATCTTTTGCCGGTCGTTTCGCCGTCGACGATTATCGAATTCTGAACAGACGTCGCGTGGAAGTAGTAGGCTGACAGTCTCGCAAGCACGCTCTCAGAATTAGCCACCGTTACCAGTGTCGCTTCCTCGACGGTGACGATCTTCTCGGTCAGGGCATCTCCATTGTCAGCGGTCAGCCGCTTTACTGTGTGTACATAAGGCTTGCCCTTTAGGATTCCCGTGCCAGATATCACAGCAAAGTTGGTTCCGGATGAACTGATCGTGAGGTCGCCGCCCTCCTCTACCATCAACGACGGTGCATATATGGGCTTGTCAAATGTCACGAGCACGTTCTCTACAGTCTCGGCCTGCGTGTCGTATAACACTTCATATTCCGTCGTTGAAAGATAGTGGTACCCGTGTTCAAGCACCTCGACCCTTGAAGCGGGCTCGCCGTAGACAACGCTACCGCCGTTGAACACGCGGCTGCTCGGTATCTTCTGTGAGTCTATGGCCTTGAGGAACGTGAACAGCATCCCGCCCGTGTCCGACCGTGTGATTGTTACACCATAGGCGACAAGCAGCTGATGCAGATTCCTGCGGCGAGTGGAGTATGGCAGCCAGCCGAACACCTGAAGCTCCGCGACATCCGGCTCAATCTCATAGCTATACTCGCTGCCGACGATTTCGGCAAGGACAGCATCGAACCGCTGACCGGTATAGACGCCGCCCCTGCTGCGCTGCCGGTTCATCAGGCCAACAGCGGACATACAGTTGATCTTGAACAGGTTCTTCCCCTGCCGGTCGACTGTGTTACAGTAGAACAATCCGTTGATCTTACCGTCAACGTAGAACCTGACCGGCGTCCCGTAGGGGATGTTTCGAATGTCGTAATTATATCGACTGCAGAGGACGTAGCCGTCCGCAGATATAAGCCCGTTGTAATTTTCCTGATCTGCTGGGGTGAGGATGTACTGGATTAGCAGGTTGTAGCTGACGACTGGAACGAACTGATCTATAAACAGCTCATCGCCGATCAGTGAGACTGCCGTCTCTTCGGTCACGTTTTTAATGCTGTCGTTATAAAAGGTCAGGATCGGCGCATCCTCATCGCCGATCACTACTTTGTTCGGGATAGCTCTCATAATGGGCTTCTCCCCTCAAACGTTATGGTGCTTGCGAACCAGTAGTCTTTCCCATCGGTGCCCGTCAGCCTGTGACCGGCCTGTATATCGCTGTATATCGTCTCGATGGTTTTATAAGCCCGCTCGCGGAGGTCGAAGTAATACAGCTGCGCGTAGTCATTCTTATAAAGGCTCGCGATGAACGCAGACAGCTTATCTTCGTCGACCGGCATGAAACCGAACGTCACTACCGGTCTAATCGCTATGACGTCCTCGGTGGTGCTCCCGTCGAGCATATCGCCGCTGGCGTCGCCCATGATCTTCTTGTAAGTCACAGAATACCCGTAACGGGTAAAAATCGAGGAGCAGTCTATGTTGTTCACTTTGATTTCCTTGTTCATAGCCCGCTCCTCCTTAAGCCTTGATCAGTTGGTCTCCGTGGTAGACCGCCTCTTTGAGTATGTATTTGTAAGTCTTCTTGGCCACGGTCGCGCCGTCAAGCTCGGTCTTCAATTCGAGGTTGAGAGTAATTGGCTGCATGGCGGCAGCGTTTCCCGCTCCACCCTTGCGCCAATTATCCGCCTCGCGCGACGTGAGCACAGCCTCGCCGCGGTGAAGCACTGCGGGATATCCGTTATAGGGTACGTAATCCAGGCCGCCTGCGTGGCCTCTGCCGCGGCTTCCGCCAACGCCGACGTTGACTCTCAGATTTCCGAATAGAGAATCCCATATACCCGAAAACCACGATGTCAGACTTTCCCACGCGTTGCTGATGCCCTCCCGGATTTTGTCAACGACAGACTGTCCGATGTTAGCAAACTCTTCTACCTTGTCGCTGATGGGCGTTATCAGATTCTCTTCGACCCACTCGCCGGCCTGTTCGTATATTTCTGCGAACTTTGCCGCAAGCGTCGAAATGAATCCACTGACAAGCTCCTGCGCCGCTGTGACGACCTCGGAGACCTTAGCCGCGATTGCTGCATTAAGACTGTCTATCCACGCGCCGCCAACTTCGAGGAACGAGCCGAGCGCTGCGAACAGTGCGCCTATCACCGCGAGGACGATTTCTCCGGCGGCTTCTACTATCTCCGGGGTGTGCATGACGATTTCAGCCGCAAGGTTCACGATTATTTCTACAACGGCCACCGTCAGTGCCGGGAGGTTATTCAAGATTGCCCCGGCAACGGCAGTAATGATCTGAACCACTCCGTCTACAAAGGCACCTGTATTATCCGCCATCGACTCTGCAAGGCTCACTAAAAGCTCCAGCGCCGCCGCTAACAGCGTCGGGAGATTGCTTATCAGTGCCTCGGCAAGCGTGCCGATGATGGATACCGCCGCCTCCAGCAGCATCGGAGCATTTGCGCCGATGGTATCGATGATCTTCGGCACGACCAGATTTGCAAAATCAGCTATCCCCTGCACTACCTTGATAATTCGCGGCTCGATGTTCTGATAGACATTCCCCGCCGATGTGACAAGGTTGTCTATTTTGGTTTCGAGGTCTGCGTTTTCATCCGCAAAAGCTGTCAGTAGGTCTTTCCACGCCGACTTCATCGACGCGATAGAGCCTTGTATGGTGCCCGCCGCTTCGGCTGCTGCGTAGCCTGACAGTCCCTGCATTGCGATGTAATCCACCAGCGCCGCTTGACAGTCCGCGAGGTTGTCGATGGAATACTCGGTCATTCTGTCGTTCTCGGCGTTCCAGTCGTTGACTTTATCGATTAGGCTCTGGAATCCCTCTTTTGTTGGTGTGATACCAAGCTGCAGGTTGTCGAGCATCGTGTAGTTGCTTTTCATAATACCGTTGAAAGCATTCTGCACGGACTCCTGGGATGCGCCAGTCGCTGCCACAACGTCAGCCTCGGCGGTGATGATCTTGTCCGCAAGCTCCGCCGCAGCCTGAGCGTTGCCGTCGAGCGCCGTTTTAAGACCGGTAGCAAAGCCGTTGACTTGAGTCAAGTACTCATTCTGACTCATCTGCACGTTCTTGTATGCGTTCTCTGCATTCGCTGCGACGGTATCGTAAGCGTCGCCAAACATCAGCTGCGCGCCGTCGACGAGCTGCTCATACTCCGCGAACTGTGATACGCTCGCCTTGCCGAGTGCAGCCACTCCCGTGGCTACAGCCCCTATTGCAGCCGCGCCGATCTTCGCTGCAGCAGCAAGCCCGGTCTTGAGCTTTGAGCCGAATCCGTCTGCTTTGGTCTGTGCATCGTCGAGGTCTCGCTCATATTCACTTGTGTCAAGGCTCAGCCTTGCGAACAGTTCAAAAACATTCATTCTTCAGTGCCGTTAATGTCTCGCTTCATGCGCTCAATTATCTCTTCCGGCGACTCTTCAACCGCCTGCGGTTTAAGCATGTCTACGTACCGAATGTTCAGCCCGCCGATGATCTTGAGCGCATCTGTGATGTATATCTGGTAGGCTCGTTTTTCTTGCTCCCTCCGGTCGATATCCGGAAGCAGTAAAAAGAACGATGCCGCGCTGACTTTCGGCGCGGATAGAAGAGCGTTTATTATCCTTTCTCTCCCGACTCCGCGCACGATTTGAAAAAAGTCATAAGCTCCTTATCATTGGCGATGTCGCGGATCTGCGTCATCGTCTTGATGAAGTTCTGCTTCCCGATCACTTCTGCGGTCGTGTCGTTGAGCACGGCAAGTATCCCGAATACATCCTCGCGGTGCTCCTTGAGCAGTATCGGGACAACTTTGTTGAATTTTTCCACACCTGCAAGCAGCATATCCGCGCGGGTCTCGGCGTGGAGCTTTTCCTTGAGAGTGGTGAGCAGCTCGTTGTCGACCGCAATGCTGCTTATATAAGGGGTCAGGGCGCACATTACATCGCACGCCCTGTCGGTTGAAAATTCAGAAAGCTTCATGTTCCGTCCCCCGTGTTGCTCGTGGTCTCAGCTGTCCCGCTCTGGACGTAAATGTCGACAGGGACGGTGTTCTGGTCGGTGAGGCTCGAGTGCGCCGTGAATTCAAATGAATATGTTGCTTTGCCTTTGTCCTTTGTCTGCACTACGAATCCGCCGGTCGACAGCGCGGCAATGAGCTTAATAGCTATATAACCGCCGTTCTTTTCGCCGTTTTTATCGGAATAGTCACCGACGATCCACAGGTCGGAAAAGTCGGAATCCAGAAGATCCCGCCTCAGTGTCACTTTCGCGTTGTTGGTGCTGTCTATGTCGGCAGCAGCGGCCAGCATCGCGGCCAGTGCGGGACTCATCGTCACAAACGACCCGGAAGCCTTGACGGCTACGCCTGTGCATTTTTTAAGCTCTTTCGTGTCAGGGGGACAGTTATCGATATCGCTTCCGTAGTCTTCAAAGGTTCTTGTGATGGAGACGTTAACGCCCCCCGAGGTTGCCCCGAGGATATTACTGTCGGTAAGCTTGGGGTCTGACGGGTCAAACGTCTTGAGAATCACGCCCGCGTTCACAGTAAGCTGCTTGAACGTTTCCGTGGGCATTTTTGTGAATTTCATTTCTACACCTCAGTCTTGTGTAAGATATTCTGCCGTTATCTGCAAATAGCGGCCTTGTATATACTCGCTCGCCTGATCTGTCTGTGCCTGCGAAAATGGCGAGCCTCGCTGGATCAGTATCGCTCCGTTATCGCACGGGAGATATATGCCGCCCAGCCCGATTTTCTCGGATATCTCCTGCGTCTTGTTTAAGACGGTCTGAGGATTGCTGCTGTAATCCCACAGATTGATCACGATGGCGATAGGTCCGTCGTCTATCGAGCCTATATTCTGTTCATATACCAGATAGGGGAATGCCGGGTCTTTCCCGTCTGCGCCGATCGTTGCCTGATTGGGGTATGCAGTCCAGGTGAAACCCGACATAAATGCGTGCAGCGCCTCAGCTTTTGTCATGTCGGCAACCCCGCTAATGATTCTACGGCGTAGCGCTCGAAGCTGAATGTCGCTACTTTCGGCGTTGTCGGCAGCTTGCCTATCACGCGGTAGTATTTTTCGTCGAATTTAAACACGTCCCGCTCCGCAAGCCCTGTGTTTATCGGCGTGACGATGGTATCGGAGTACTGCACCGCCGCCTGCTGTGCAGCTATCTTTTCCGTCGGAGTAAGACCGGTGAATGCGGCTTGAAATTCCGCGCCCTCCGTCCATCCGGAGATAAAGCCGCCGACCGGCGAGGCTGTGGTCTTGCGGTCCATCAGTACCGCAGTTTCATAAAAGGTCTCGTACAGACTCATAACTTCCTCCACCTCGCAAGCTTCGCCGCGAACACGTTCCTCCATGTCAGAGTCTTCTGCACTCCGCTCCCGCTCGGCGCCGCTTTGCTGTAGCTGTAACCGCCGAAGCTCTCCGACTGGTACGGGCTCGCCACTGTCGCCGCGTTCTGGGCGCTCCATTCCTCGATCTCTTTGGCAATGTCTATGACCGCCGGTGGAACTGCAAGCGCCCAGACGGCCCCGTGGAAGCTCTCAGGGGCTAATTTGTCATCTGCGGCGCCGTACTGGTGAACGCCGTCGTTAAACACGCTCCCGATTATCCGGTAATACTGTCCGTTCTGGAGGAACGGCAGCGTGAGCGCCCCGTCAACGACGGTGTATGTGCCGACGTGCACACCGCCAGGCACGGTGAACCAGTTGCGGAGAAATCCGCATACTTCGTCAAGCGTTTCATTCATGCTGCCGTCCTCCTTTGTTTATCAGCCCTTGGCCGTTACCGTGGCCGAGCCGGACGCTACCGCCTTATTGAGGCTGTCCGCCTCGACAAGGGTCAGGGTCTTCCCCGTCGCGGCCGTGATGTCCGCCGCGCCGTCCCAGCTGTCCCAGCCAGACACGTCTTCGCCCATGGTCACGGTTTCAGCTGCTTCGCCGACCTTGTACTTGTAGATGTTGCCCGCGCTGCTCTTGGCCGGGGTGACCGTCAGCTTCGTGGTGCCGGAAGCCTTACCGGCGGCGCTCGTGACGGTCAGGGCGCCGAGAGTGCTGCCGATCGTGCCGACGACAATGCCGTCGATACGCTCTGCGAACAGCTCCACACCCGAGACAACCGTGTCCTTCGAGGTAAGGTTATCGTAGTCCGAAGTCTCGTGAATGCCGATCAGGCCGGTCTCATCGGTGGTGAAGTTGAACGCCTCGGCGACATCCGCCGTTGCGGCGTCGACGTAGTAGCAGACGATGTTCCCGGACGCGGTCGCGGCGATCTTCCCCTGCGGCACGGAGGAATTGAAAAACGTGGTGCCGATGCCGAGGAAGTTCTCCACATACCTCATACCGAACACGCTCTCCACAGTGATGTTGTGATCGGCGAGGTAGTCTGCAACATCCATCGGGTTCATGAAGTACACTGCCTGGATATTGTCGTCCTCAAAGAGGATCTGAAGCTGTCCCCACATGCGCGCGAGCGCAGTCTGGAAGTTCTTACCTGTGGCCGAGGTCTCACCGCTCAGCATGAACGTGAAGAAGTCCTTTCGGATTCCCCTCTGTACATCACGCAGCATTTCAGCCGTGGTAGCCTCGACGGCCTGATCGTAGCCGCGGTCTACAATTGCTTCAAGGGTGGTGGCCTTACGCCACTTCTTCAGCGTGATTTCCTTGTAGTTGATCTCTTCGACCTCATACTTGCTCAGCGGTATGGTTTCACCTTCGCCGACGATCCCGCTCTCAAGCTTTCCCTTCGCCTTATAGCTCTTGAGGACGGTTCCGGGCTGCTTCTTGATTTTTCTGGTGACGCCCAGAGCCTCCAGCAGCTTCTTGACGGAGTAGCCGAACTGGTCGACAAACTCCATTTCTCTCACTCGCGAGAGATCTTCTCTCTTAATCAGATTCGCTTCTGCCATGATTAATCTCCTTTGTTCTCAGTGTTGATAAGTTTCGCGTATTCCGCGCGGCGAGCTTCACGGTCAGGCATGGCTGCAATCTCTGCGCGCGTCTTTACCGCGCCGGAGTTGTTCGCCGGTGGCGTGTCCACCTTCGCGCCCTTGGTGATCGTCTTGCCTACCAGCCCCGCAAAATCGCCGGTGACGAGGGCGTCGAGTGCTGCGGTGTCCTTGAGCTTTTCACCGTCAAGCTCGGCTGCATCGATCTCCGCTCCCGCTCCGCGCATAGCTATTTCAAGGCTCTTGCCGGTGATGCCCTTGCTCTCAAAATACTTGCGCACTGCCGTGGTTTTTGCGGCTTTGGTTTCCTTGGCGGTCTGAGCAGACTTGTAAGTCTCAAAAGCCGAGTGTTCTTCCTCGTACTTTTTCTTGTAACCGCCGTCTGCTGCTTTCAGCTCGTCCAATTCCTTCTGAACGCCCGGAAGCTTATCAGCTGCGACTTTATATTCGTCGCGCTGAGTGGTGAGTCCGTCGATGGTCTCGGTGTGGAGCTCGATCACACTGTCAACCTGCTCATCCGTCAGCCCCATTGCTTTGAGGCCTTTTCTTGTGAGTGCCATGTTTATTCTCCTTTTTCGGTTCTTCGGCGGCAGTTCCTCGCCGCAGGAGTGGGTATAAAAATAAGCCCACAACTTTCGTTGTGAGCTTATTCTAAAATATTCATTTGGCTTTTGTGGCTCATTTTTTAATCGCCGCGGGAGAGGTATTCTTCAATGATTTTCCCGTAATCCTTGGCGTTCTTTTCAACAGCCTTTTTGATGAAGCGGCGGGGCTTTTGCGGCGTGCCGATGCGCCATTCCCCGGTTGCTGGGTCTTTGTATGCCCAACGCTTCTTCGGCGTGCCCCCGGCTACGTTCTCGGCGCCGGTTCCCTCGTGGACGTAGACGGCATAATTGACGTTTGTTCCCACGTATACGGCCTTCTCATCGGGGACGACCTTATGCGTAATGCTGCCCTTGAGCAGCCCCGTATCGCGAGCTTTCATCTCTTCAACTTCGTCCTTGACATCGCCCTCGGCAGCTATGCCTACCGCTTCAAGGGCAATGAGAAGCTGCTCTCGAAGGGCATTTTTTACAAGTTCTTTGTTATTTATGATTTTGACCTCTATATCCATTGTTCACACCTTCTCGATTTCAGCGGCGGCACAGTCGTACAGTTTCCATCCAGTGTCGTCGCCAAAGCCGCCCGGTGTCCCTATCTCATCTGCCTCGATGGTGTAGATTTTCTCCCCCTCGACAGTTCGGATGTCGACTACCGTGCCGGTAATCCCGCTCTTCTTTATCCTCACTTGCTCAAATTCATTTATCATTCTTCTCTTCCTCCCCTATTGCGATACGCGGTGATTATACGCGGCTTGCTGTCCGGCGTGTCCTTTTGCCAAACCGTGCGGAATGTTTTATTCTCATCGCCCAGCTTCATGTATATAATTAGTTTTTCCTCGTTTTTTTCGGTAAATATTCTGTCGGAAACCTTGTTTATATCAAATTGTCTGGCCATATCGTACCGCAACCGTAAAATATCGTCAGCCGTGTAGCCTGCGTCAAAGAATTCTTTTGAGTGTCTGGAGCCTTCTTTGAGGAAGTAGCCGCTGAATTTTCCCGGTGTGGTTTGGCACGGCGCGTTTTTTATCGTTTCCCTCTGGCGCTTGATAGTTTTCAGCTTCGCCCATTTCTCTGGATCACTATACTTCAAATTCTGAAACTTTGCAAATGTATTCGGTGTTTCTTTTCGCGCATATTTGGTGTACTCCTGATACTGCGCATAATCAGCGTTACGCCGAACCTGCTTTTTGAATTCCAGCGTAGTGCCTTGCGGGTCTTCCTCCATTTTCCGCTCAAGCCATTCCGGATATAACTCTCGCGGGCGTTCATGGCCTTTAATTTGTCCCTTGATTTGGCACCGGCAATTATAGATATTACCGTCGGAAGCTCCCATAGACCCGTCGCCGGGAAACATGAGTTTTTCTCCACCAACTGTAAACGGTTCGTTTACTCCGACGCGCTGCCCATCAGCCATTCCGTGGTTGAAGCGTGTCCGCCCATCATGCACGGATAACCACTCGCGTGTCATTTCAATGCCCATGTCCGCGGCCTGTTGATAACTTGCCGTTCGTCCGCCGTTTGCCGCAGCTGTGGTCGCAGTCCGGGCAGCCCGGATAGCGCTCGTGACGCTCATGTTCGTCAGCCGCTCCCGCAGTCCGGCAGCAATCTGTCGGTTGCTCTCGCCCATAAGTATTCCTCGCGTTACTCGTGCGGTTATCTGCTTTTTGCCGTAGTCGAGATCAATGCCGCGTTTCAGTGCAAGGCTCGGCGGGTAATATGGCATGAGGTCAGGGCGCTCGACAAGCAAGCGGCGAATAGTCGCTTCGTCGTATAGAGTGAAGTCTACGCCCGCTCCGACGCTCTCGATCTCATAAGCCGCATAGTTGCGGTTGAGGGTGTATATCCCCGGCGTGGTGTCATTGATGTAGGCCACCGCCACTTCATTCGCGTGCGTCGCCCGCTCCGCGAGCTTGTCCCGCAACTGCTCAAATCGTCGGCCGCGGCCGATCTGATTCAAACGCCACTTCTTATATGCTTCTTCGTCGATTTTCCCGGCCTGCAGCATATCCTGCATTTCCTTGTCTCTCACCGCGAACTTAGCAAAATAATCATCGATGATGTCCTGCAGCTCTTTAGCGGCCTCATCGTACATTTCCCGGATGCGCTCTTCAAGCTCCTGCAGCTGCTCATCGGTCAGCCTGTGACCTTCATCCAGCCTCATGGCTTATTCCTCGTCCCCGGTGTCATCATCCTCGGGCTTTATGTCGTCATCTTCCGGTTTTTTGTCGTTATCGCCGCCGAATCCGTTATTAAAACGGCTCATTTCTTCGGCGAGCATAGTTTCAAGCCGCGCCGCGACTTCGTCCGGGGTCAGGAAAGGCAGCTTCTTTAATGCCAGTTCGTCACCAATCAGTTCCCGTGTCTCCATGACCATGTCCGTCTGCTCTTTCTGGTTGCTGACTCGGTTACGTTTGAAACTCGGCGTCGCGTCCTCTTCCGATACGCCCTGAAGCGCGAGCAGCGCCACAATGCACTCAATGATCTGGAACTCGAAGTCGTCCGCCTCCTCGTCCATGGGCTGATAGGCGGCGTCAATGTGGTCATTCGTGGCGCCGGCGGCGATGGTATGTACGTCAAGTCCGCCGAAGTCCTCATAAATCCCCGCTCTGATCTCCTGCAGATATTCTTTCCGGGCTTCATACGGTATCTGCTGGGTGTACGGCTCGGCAGCATCATTCTCGCCGTCATCATATTCGGAATTTACCGACGCAATGTGCTGCGTCTTCAAGCGGGTGCGGAACTCAGCAAGTGACGCATCGTCCATGCCTCCCGCTCTCTTGACGATCCAGTATATTTCCGCGCAGTCCTGAAGATTGTTCGCGAATCCGGAACGGATGAGGTCAAAGGAATCTATCTGCTCGCGCATACCGACAAGGGTGCTCTGCTTGAGTTCCGAGCCGTAAAGCGGGATTATCGGCAGGACGCCGTTCCAGTTCTCTTCCCCGGCCACCTCGACCTCTCCCGTGGCCTCGACCTTACGTATCGTGATCTTGTAGGCCGTGTATTTATCCCGCTCAGGCGGTATTGCTTCGGGCTGCCTGTCCTTCCGGTATATGAACTTCTTGTAGCCGCGCTCCGTGTAGAGCACGGCGATCATCGGCTTATCTGCAGCGAGCTGCCAGAATCGGATTCCCGCTCTCACTGCGCCGGTGTCCTCGTCCGGCAGCGGCTTGAACTCGGTGACCGGGAACACATACATCTGGCTGCCGTTCCAGAAGATGAAGCTCCGGCCGTGGATCAGCGCCTTATACGCAGCCTGCTTGATCTTCACATCGGCATTCCTGCCGAGTTTCTTTTTTGTCTCCTCTTTCTCGAACGTTAGGCCGTTGCCCAGAGAGTACATATTCCGCTGCGTGTTCAGCCTGTGGAAAAAGTTGGAGCAGATTTTATTGTTTGCCGCCGTGATATCCACGATACGAACGCCGGTCACATCCATCATGGTCTGGACGTAGTTGCAGATCGTCGTGTTCCGCTTTTTGTCGTATTGATCCGCCGTCAAGGCGATTTCGTACTCTACGCTGGCCTTATGTTCCGCGATTGCACGCTTTACGAAGTCTGCGAGCTCTTCCGGCTTCACAGTCTCGAAGTCCTGATAGGTCAGGAAACTCATAGATATTGCCCTCCAAATATCGTCGAAATGGTTTTGTCTTTGCCGTCTTTATACGCACTGCGCAGCAATGGGCGCAGAATCGTGTATGTGAAATACCGGGTGTCGTCCATCGCGTGGTCATTCTCTTTGATGACCGTGTCGGTCGTGGCTTTCTCGTTCCAGCGGTACAGCTTGAACTCACGCAGGCAGCTCTCGCAGCTCTCGTGAACGGTTATCAGCCCCGCCTTCAGGCACGCCGCCGTGAAGCGGATGCCGTCAAGCACGTCGTTTTTTGCCTTCTTGGTCTGGAATCGTTTCTTTTTCCGGATCAGCGTTATAAATGACGCCGCCGACGGGTCTATTACTACGCAGCTGATCGTCAGGTCGCCCGCCAGCTCTTCAAGCTTGGTGTAGTATTCGTCGTCTGTCAGCTGCTCCCGCTCCTCGCGGCCAGAATAGTAAAACTCCCGCTCCCGCTGCGCTTTCTTTCCGTCCCATGACCATAGCCCTGCCGAAAAGGCGTTGAATGTGCCATAGTCTATCGAGATGAACCAGCGCTGGGGATTCGCCGTGTGCTCGGTCTTGATGTTCGCTTCTGTGAACTCCGTGTAGACAAGCCCCTCGGCCACGCACCACTCGCCGAGGATGAAGCGCTGATAGAACACGCCGCTGTACATCCCCCGGTATCGGGCTTTTGTCTCCTCGCTCAGAGAGAGGTTATCATCCATCGTGAAATGGAGATAGATCAGATGCTTCCCGCTCTCCTCGCCGAGCTTATCTATCCATTCTTTCTTGAACCAGTGCTCCGGGCTGTCCGGGTTGCAGTTAAACCAGAACTTTGAACCCTCGACCGAGCATCGCGCCGTCGCTTGGTTGACGAAGCTCTCAGGCATCAGCGCCACTTCGTCAAACAGCACGCCCGCGAACGTTATGCCCTGAACCAGATCCTGGCTACTTTCATCCTTGCCGCCGAATATGTAGAAATAATTTATCACCGAGCCGCGGCGTATCTCGATGTAATTGTCCGCACGGTGATAGACGTATCTGTACCCCCGAGTCCGCAGCATTCGCTGCAGCGGTCCGAGTACGTTTCTCCGGAAACTGCCGATCGTCTTCCCGCACATGCCGAAATTCTCTTCCCGAAACGACGACATTGCCCACATAACGTAGGACAGCGCCATTGACACCGTCTTCCCGCTCCTGATCGCGCCGTCAGCGATGATGCCCTCATAGTCGGAAACTCCGCTCGACGGCATCCACCATGTCAGAACCTGCTTCTGTTTGTGGGAAAACGGTTGAAACTTGAATCCGGCGCTCCTTACACTTCGTCTTGCCATATTCTCGCCGCTTTCTCGTTCAGTGCCTCAAGGAAACCGTCGTCCTCAAGCAGCTCCTGTGTCTCGGTTATGATTTCGCGCCACACGTCCGGCTTGCGGTTCTTCAGCCAGAAGATTATGGCAGCCACATCCGGAGGCATGGTTTTCTCTGTCACCGTGACCTTGGCTGTGCCGTTTTTTATGCCGTTTACGGTGCCCTCTTTCTTGACCTCCGTATACGTGTAGCCGAGAGCGCGCTTCAACAGCGCGTTCTCGACTTTAATGTCAACAATTTCTTTTCCTTTGGACACTGCCTCGGCAATGTCCGGAAAACGGCGCTTCCAGTCGTAAAAGGTCGATGGAGCGACGCCTATTTTTTTTGCGAGGTCTTCGTCGGTGCAGCCGTCGCGCGCCCAGGCAGCGAGCAGCTCAAGCCCGCTCTCGGTGCGCCACTGCGCATATTTGCCTCTTGTGCCGGGCTTCCCCCCGGCTGCCGGTTTCTTTTTTGTGCCGGGCTTCTTCCTGGCTGCGATCGTGGCTCACCTCCTCCTGTCAGCTTTATCAGGCCCCGCATTGCTCCCGCGGCATCGCCCGCTCGGAGCTGGCCTTTTATCGTTCTGTACTGCTGCTTCGTCAGCAGATGCTTGTACCGCTCGAGCGCCTGCCACTCATTCATTCAGCAGCACCGCCCGCTCGCCGGTGAATTTCTCCCAGCGGTCAATTATCACGTCAACGTAGTGTGGGTCAAACTCCATGCAGTATGCACGCCGCCCGTTCTGCTCCGCCGCGATGATCGTCGTCCCGCTCCCGGCAAACAGGTCGAGAACGCTGTCCCCGATGTGCGTCGAGCACTGCATCTGGTAGTCGAACAGGCGCACAGGCTTCATCGTCGGGTGATCCTTGCTCTTTACCGGCTTCGGGAACTCAAGCACGGTGGATTGTTTGCGGTTTTTGAAGAAATAGTGCCGTGCGCCGTCTTTCCAGCCGTACAAACACGGCTGTGTCTCATCGCCGAGTGGTATTTCATCTTCCTCAATCTCCCGCTCTCCGTATAGGCAAGGCTCGTGTTTCCACTGGAAGTCCTGCCGCCCCATGACGTGCGTATTTTTCACCCAGATCAGGCACTGCCGGATCTGGAATTTGCTATCCATGCAGGCCCCGCGGAAGTTATATCCCTCCGAGTCAGCATGCCAAATGTAAAATCCCGCTCCGGGCTTCATAGCAGCAGCTGCATTCCGGAACGCCATCGTGAGAAACTCGCGAAATTTGCCCGCTGCCATGTGGTCGTTCTTGAGTTTCCCGGCCGCGCCCTCGTAGTCCACGTTGTATGGTGGGTCAGTCAGGAGTAAGTCCATCTGAGTGCCGGCGCACAGCTTTTCCACATCCTCGCGTTTCGTGCTGTCGCCGCACATCAGTCTGTGCCCCCCCAGCTGGTACACATCGCCCGCTCGAGCTTTCGGCTTTTCCGGCAGCTCCGGCACATAATTGTCCTCGACTACCTCGGCGCTCAGTTTGTCCTCGAACCCAAAATCAAAATCGAATCCCGACAGGTCGACCTTTTCAAGCTCGGCTGCGAGTGCGTCCATGTCCCACGGGGACTCCGCCGACTTATTGTCGACGATTCTGAACTGTGCTATCTCTTCTTCGGTCAGATCATCGGCTATAATGCACGGCACAAGCTGGTCTCGCAGCACGTTTGACCGCTGTGCCGCCTGTACGCGCCCGTGTCCGACGATGATGACTCCGTAGGGGTCTATTACCACTGGCTGCTTCCAGCCGTAATTCTCGATGCTGTGGGCAATGTTGGCCAGCTGCGATTCTGGGTGGGTCTTCGCGTTGTTCTCGTATGGCCGCAGCTCATCGAGCCGCTTGTAAACAATGTTCATCTTTTGCATGATCCCGCTCCTTTTTTATGGGCTCCGGATTCTCCGGATTCATTTACCCGCTCGGTGAACCGCCTGCGGGTGTGAAAAAAGCCCGTCTGTCCGGGCTGTCAAGCGTCTTTCCGCTTTGCCGCAGAAAAGGAGAGAAGGAAGGGAGGATTATCTGACCTTCTGCGGATATGATATCAAGTTCTTTTGGCTTTCGTGGCTCATTTTTTTCTGCCGTCCACAAGCCCTAAATTTCCGGCAACGGCTTTAAGGAAATCGCGGTGCCATCTTTTGGCCGTCGCCTCAGATATGCCAGGCAGCGCAAGCGCCGCGCCGGGGATGTTGTAGCGAATGCGCGACCAGTATATCAGCCTGACCAGTTCGAGCCGTTCGTCTGCATCCGCGCAGCTGTCGCGCGTCGTCTGGATTGCTTTCTCGATCGCGCGCCGCTCCGCCGGACGCTGGTTGTCCGGATATCGGTAAAGGGTCTTCTTGACATAGCCCCACCAATCGTACCTCGGTTTACTCATCTCCCCGCCCTCCTGTCAAAGCTTGTCCAGCGCGGCGAGGTCGAGGAAGGTCTGTCGCGTGAAGCCGTAGTCCTTCGGTGCCGGCGCCGGTTCTTCCTGCCGCCTGATCTCCTCGCGGGTCTTCGGCGGTGCGTTCAGCTCCGCGCGCAACCGCGCCCGCTCTTCCGGTGACCGCTTGTCTTTCACTCTGTCGTACTCGATCTCCGTCAACTCACCTCGGAAATCACAGATGCCGCACGCGCCCCGGCCCCCGCGCTGGCGGATGGGCGGGATGTCGTGCAGGGTGAATAGCGTGTTTAGCTTCCTGTAGCAATCTGCGCAAAGGTGATCGTAAACCATGTTGCTTTTGTTCTTCATGTCTCGCTCCTTTCTGCGGCGGGCTCTCCGCCGCTGCTGCTTATGTCTGCTGCTTTCTTCTCCGGCAGGATGTAACGGATGTACTGAGGCGCGCCGCGCTTATACTCTGCGCGCTGAATGAGCTTGCAGTTGCGGGGCACTCTGATCTCGGCGTCGCTCACGGCTATGCGGTCTTTCGGCTGTGGGCGGATGAGATTGCGGGACGATACGAACTTCTTTGCGTTGAGTTCCCCGCGCACCTGGGCTATCAGATACTCGGCTATCGGCATATAATCCTCCTGCTTGCTCAGCGGCTTGCAGTACGTGCCGCCGTGTCCCCACTTCACGCGGATGATGTGCTCGCATGAGGCCGGGATTATTAGGTGATGATGAACGCGCACGGTCTCCTTTGTGTCGCCGTCCATGTCGGATGTGATCGCTACGTACTTTAGCTCATCGGCGCGGCATTCCTTTTCGAGAGCACGCTTCACCCTGCGGAGATAGTTCGCCATCTCCTGGGCGGCAGCTTCACGGATGCAGCGCAGCTGATCCTCTTCGGGCAGGCTGTCATAATCCGGGGCAGATTTCCGGGCGGAGCGCTCGAGCTTTTTGTATGATGCATCGGAGTAGTCAAGGCCAAGAAGGATATCTCCGTGTGTAAAGTTCGCATTGATGAGACGGGCAAGGCGCTTCTTCGTGGAGTATTCATTCTGCTCCTGCTTCTTGATGCTGGACTCTTCCTTGCGTCTGTTGCGCCGGGTGCGATCACCGAGAACGAAGTACTTCGTCTTCTCGCCGACCTGCCCGGCTTCGTATGTTCTGACTACCCAATATCCGTCCTTCATGGTGCGCTCCTCTTCTCTCTATTAAAGAATGGCAGATTACTTAGGCTCTTACCGAGCTCGCAAACGCGCGTGCGCGCGCGTCTGCTTTTTCAATATTCTCCGCCTCAAAGTGGGCTCTAAGGTGCTGCCGCTGACCGGCAGCACCTTACAATCTACTTTGTCTTTTCGGGGAGGGCGGGCGCGTTATGCTCCCGCTCCTCCGTCATTGCTTGTCCTCCTGTTCCATGCCTCGATCGCCCGCTCCGGTGTAACAAACTCCGCCATCTCAGCGCCGCATGTTTCGCAAATTACTTTCCAACGTTTGTAATCTTCATTGGCATAGATGATCTTTTGCAGGTGAACAGAGTACCCGCTCTCTCCGCAGAACGGGCAGGGTTTTAATTCAGGCATCCATCATACCCCCAGTTTATCCATTTCATCCCAGCTCTTTTACTGCCGATATGATATAGTCAGTAGCGCTTTTAATAGCGTCCAATGTCCATTCGGCATTTTCAACGGTTGCGAATCTCGCTATCTGCATTTCAATCAGCGTTTCTCTTGATGGAATAAAAGCGGAAATTGCAAACAGGATTACAGTAAGAACAGCAAGTACGGTCGCGACTCTTTGCACTTTGGCTCCGACTATGTAAGCAGAACATTTTCTGTTGAATCCATCGTCGTCAAGCGCATTAAATTTGAGAGCCGCTGCCGCGATGTATGCAGTAGCCGAAAAGATAGCCAGCAGAATAGCAAGCGAGCAAGTGCCCCTGCAGATTTTGTCTGCAACGCTAAGCCAGTAAAACCACATGGGATTGATAATGTATGTCATTTGTTCTCCTTTCTATGCTCCTCCACATAGCACCAGCCCTGCGGCGCGCGCGTGATCGGCACCGGTTCTGCTCCGAATTTTGTCTGTCGCAAGCCGGTAAATTCGCGCAGCTCTCGCGGTTTATCGTAGATTTTCAGGTTGGAGATGTGCCAGCCGTACAATCCATTTGCGCCGTTTGCGTATTTTCGCATTTCCGCAGCAGACAAACACGTGTGTAAAATATCATCCTCGTCCAGCCAAAACCTGCTGTTTGAAAAAAGGTTTGTTACTCTGTTGCAGGTAAACTCTCCAATGACCTTTCCGCCGCCGTAAAACTGTGGCTTCGGATAATCCGTTTCAATGAAGTCCTCATGCGGGTACCTGGGTAGTGTGCAGTAGATGTAGCACTTGAACGGCGTTTCCAGCTTCGGGCGCGTTTTCCGTACCTCGATTGTCTTCTCACCGCTCGCGATCTTCGCGCACCACTCCGGACGTATGCTGATTAAAACCGCTTTCATCCGCTCTTCCTTTCTCCGTAGCTGCAAAAATTATCCGGGTTTGTGGCTGTCAAGCCCACTTCATGCCCGTCAAGCACTTGGGCGTTTTTCGCACACATATCCCGTTTCAGAAATATCCTGTAATGCTTACAGTCCTTGCACCACACCACTGGAACTGCGTAGCCTTTTAGCCGTGCTAATGCTCTTTCGCAGGCGGGGCACAAATCTTGCGGCGCGACAGACCCGAACCACGCTCCGCATGCTTTACAATCAGGCATCTGTACTCTCCTCCAAATCCATCTTCGCGCCGCATGTCGGGCAATAGCGATATACTCCATGCGGCATGCCGAAGTTATCTCCGCACTTACTGCAAAATCGTGATATCCCCATCAGGAACGGCTTCTCAATCCAGCATCTACGCACCACCGGGGCGACGTCGGCCACCGGCGCGCTGCGTATGATCTTCTTCAACACAGACTTCGTGCTTGGGGTTATCCTCGGTGCGGTGTCTATCGCCCGCTCTAATGCTTTGGCTTCGTAGTATATAGGCATGGTCAATCCTCCAGTTTCATAAAGCATCCCCAGAATGTTTGCATCTTCTTTCCGCTGTGATGTCCGAATAGAGGTTTCTCTCCTATCGCTTTCCAGACATCAGCCGCCGGTATCTGTGTCTCTGACCATTTGAATATGAGCACGCCGTCGGGCTTGAGTACCCTCATGCACTCTTTGAATCCGTCGTGAATCATTTGCGGCCAGTTCACATCAAGCTTGCCGTACTTCTTGGCCATCCACGCATTTTCCCCCACACTTTTAAGGTGAGGCGGGTCAAACACGACCAGCGCAAATGTGTTGTCTTCAAAAGGAAGTTCTGTAAAATCACACTGTATGTCCGGGGCGATCACGCACTGCCTCTCGCTTTGTCTGCTGGTGCTTTTCCACACTCCGCTTGTCGCTTCCGCTCGCTTGTCGCAGTAGATAGCCGCCGGGTGGTTTTTGTTGAACCACATCGTCCGATATCCGCAGGTCGCATCAAGAATCTTTTTGTCAGTCGTCATCCCGCTCCTCCGCACTCACGCCCGTGTCCGCCCGCATCTCCGCGGCTACGTAGAGCTGGAACATTCGGCGCAGCTCTGAACGCAGAATGTTGTTCTCGGTCTGTTTGCAGACAAGCTTATGCTTGAGGTTCGCGGCATGCTCTTCTGCTTCGTCCTCCCTCTTCTCATTCTCTCTTGCCAGCTCTACCAGATTCTCAAGGGCAGATGCGGCCTCGGTGCACAGTGCGCCGCATGCTTGTTCAGGTGCCAGGCATCCGTCGCACTCTCCCCTGCCGCAAACGCGCAGGGCTTTAATGATTTCCTCGTTTGTCATGTCAGTTCCTCCTTTAGTGCTTTGAATATCGGGTACGCTTGCTGCGGTACAACAGCGTTGCCTAAGCATTTAAGTCTGTCCACCCGATTGGGAAGCCCATTAACCACTCTACCCACGTCGGGTTCAGTTGCCCAGCAACGTCCGTCCGCAATCTCCTGTGATTCCCACCGCCCGTGCTGCCCTGGCTGTCCGCCGCACATGGCGTGGTGTATAACTTCACGGCATTCGCCAGCTGACCCACGTGGTGGATGTTCCCCGGTGTCTTCGGCTGCGTCAGATGTTCCAGGCTGTTTGCACCCTTGTAGTCCCTTGCCGTTGGCGTCGGCCATAGCTTCGCTTCCGCGCTCGCATCCTCGTATGCCTGACACATCAGCGGGTTCACCCGCTCCCTCAAATTGCTGGGCCGGCGCCGGTTCTTCCTGCCGCCGTTCGTTGCCTGTCTCTTCATTGCCTCGTAGCTGCGGCAGTCCATGCTGTCCATCGTGTTCGGCGTAGCCCACAAAGAAGACCCGGCTTCTTCTGTGCCAAGCTCCGACAGCCGCAGCTTCATAATTGAACACGACGACGTTATAGCCAGCGTGCTCCAGATCCTTGACCACCTGCCCGGCGGCAATCTTGATGATTCCAGGTACGTTCTCACCGACGACGCAATGCGGGCGCAGCTCTCGGATAACTCGGAGCATCTCAGGCCAGAGGTAACGGTCGTCCCCTTTGCCTTTTTGCTTTCCAGCCACACTGAATGGCTGACATGGGAATCCGCCGGAAATAACGTCAACTGTTCGTAGTCCTGTGTGCTCATAAAAGCTCTCCTTTGTCAGGGTTCTGATGTCTCGCCACCGCGGCACATCCGGCCAGTGCTTTTCTAAGACTTTGGTCTGATAGTCCGCCCATTCGCACTGGCCTACGGTGGTGAATCCTGCCCACTCGGCAGCGAGGTCAATCCCGCCTATGCCGGTGAATAAGGATAGGTGTGTGAGCCGGTCGCTCATACGATCTCGCCCGTCTCCGGGTCTGTGTCGGGCTCGGTGTTCACCTGCTTGTCCACCTCGTTCAGCACCTGCGCCAGCGCGTGAGAAAGGAACAGACCGTGCCCGGAATCGTCGTTCTGGAATCTCATAGGCTCTATAATTGCCGTGACAAACATCCCGGATTTGCCGATCACATACCCGAAGTCGCGGCCGATCTTACGCCGGACAAACAGCCGCGTCCTATCATCATCCGCGAGCAGCGGCTTTGTGTATGCCGCATCGAGGAACACTATATCTCCGTCCGCTGTGTTCCATGCGTCTACTGTCCTGCCGTAGTAAAGGAACCTAAGTAGAACGCTCGAAAGCTCTTTGTCTCCCTCTACATATTCGTCGAGCTCGTAGTCTGTAAAGGTGATGTTGCAGACCTTGACTTTCTTCCTGGTATCCTCGTCGAAGTCAAGGCACACGCCCACGGTCTCTTCATCCATGAACGGCATACCGAGTGCGGGGAAAGCCGCGCCGAGGTCGCCGATCCATTGCGTGCCGCCCACCGGCGTGAGCGTTATTATCCCGCGCGCTTTGCACAGCTTGGCAATGTCTTTAAGCTTCATATACTTCCTCCATATAGTCTGTGATGATCTTCGCCGCCTGCTCCCAGCCGTACGCTACGGCAGTCGCATAGCCCTGCTCGCGCAGGTCGGCAAGCCATGTGTTCTGGTTCTTCGTGGCTCTGTTCCCGTGCTGGCGCTTCAGCTCTATGAACAGCCCGTGATAGCCGCAGCGGGCTACCGGCAGGCAGATGTCCGGCACGCCGGACTTCACGCCCTCGGCGCGGAAGCGCCCGGCCTCGGCCTTGCTCCGCTTCCCGCCGTTCGGGATGTGGAACATCAGGGTCAGTTCCGGGTACCAGTAAGTACGCATCTGCGCCCAGGAGAATAGCGTAGCCTGTTCTACTCCTTCAGTAGGGCAGGGCATCTTCTTCCGGGCGCTCGCTGCTGTCATTGTTGTTTCCATATATCTGTTCCCTCCAGTCGCCCCGGTACTGTGCCCGCGTGTCGCGGCTGCGCACTGGAGCGCTGCGCTGCCGCTGCTGCTGGATCACGTACCGGGGTATGAAACTGTACTGCGCTGCCGCGCGTCCGCAAAATGCGCAGCTGCTGTTGTCTGCTTCGTGGGTCAGTTGATAATGCTTGGTGTCGAATCTCCGGTAGTGATCGGGGCAAAGGCTTATGTACTGCCGGAACACATCCTTCTTCTTGGTGCTCATCCTGTCTGTGTGAATGGCTTACGCCGTGGCTTCTTACCGGTGCGCGGCTCGTACAGCATACAGTCCGCAGGCTGCCGTTTGTCCGGGGGGTGCTGCGCCGCGCGGGTGTGGCCGGTCACAAGGGCGTAGTCGCAGTTGTAGACGCCGTATGCGTTGTTGCTGGTCGCGCGGTACTTGCAGTTCTTATGCTTGCAGGAGCGGAGCTTAAAACATTCCTGCTCCTGCGCCGCCGCTCTTTCTTCCTCCGGCATGCCTCTTCTCCTCCTCTCTCAGGCTGTTCGCGAGCTTCTTGATGTTGTTTTTAAGACCTTCATACATCGCTTCCAGTTCGTCTTTCTCTCCGGCAATGTCGATAAGTGCCCTTTCGAGTTCGTCGATCTTGCGGTGCAGACGGTTGTTCTCGGCCTGAAGCTCTGCATCTGTCATGGTGTATATGGGCTTATTCATCTGCGCCTCACTTTCTCGCCGTCCGGCATGGTGAAATACTGTGCGTCCATCACCGCCGGCGCCGGTCTGCTGCGGCGGTGCGCGGCGCGGTTGCGCGGGCGCTCGCCCAGCTGCTGTACCTTGGTCGGGTCTGCCCAGCCCTGCTCCTCCGCGATCTCCTTGATCTCCGCCACCTGCTCGCCGACGATGTCAAGGTAGATCGTCACGATAACCATGATGCCCGCCGAGATCAGCAGGCATATTGTCCCTGTGCTCATTGCTACATCTCCTTATTAAATTTGCCCCATGGCGATACGCAGGGCAGCGTCCGCCTGAACGAGGTTCTTGAGGATTTTTTCATGCTTGGTGCGAAGCTCAGATGTAAATCCGGCGGTCAACTCGAAATCGTGCATAGGGCTTTCAACCTGGCCGACCTGCTCCCACCCGGCTTTCAGATAGTTCTTGACTCTCCGTTCCTTGAGCGTCCCAGAGCTCTCAACTATCAGTATCCGGTCAGTACCGATTTCTTTCAGCAGCACGTGCTTATACATTCCGTGTCCTCCTCCAGCGCATCGAGCGCCTCGGGGTGGCGGCGGAGGTACGCCCGGAACACCTCCGCCCACAGCGTGTCCTGCTGCGCGGCGCGCCGCTGCGGCTCTCTCGGCATGGGTGGAGCAATGACTTCGCCCGTTCGGGTCATTACTATCATCTCCCCGCCTCCTGTGCCGCGGGTGCGGGCTGCTGCCCGCACATCATGTCGTACATATCCTTAGCGCCGGTGGCACGGTCAAGCAGGGTGCGGACATATTCATCCGGCAGATTGCTTATCTTCTCGGCCATTTCAAGGCGCATGGCTCTTTTTTCCTGATCACTCATAATGTTGTTCTCCTTTCGTTTCCAGCGTTGCTGATATCATCCTCAGGCTCTTTGGCGCCCTCTAAAATCCGAATATGGCGCGGGCGGCGTTTATCAGCAGCGCCGCCCCGGCTGTTATCAGGGCTATGATATTCAGCCTGTGGCACTCTTCGAGGCGTGCCGTCTGTTCAAGCCTGTCCTCCGCCATGCGCTTTTCTGACTCTTTCGCGCGTCTGTCGGCTACCCGATCGTCGACCTTGTTGCATACCACCCAATCTGTGGCCGTGAGCTCCTCAATGTTCGGTTTCCACATTTTGCCTCTTTCGTCAACCAGCGCGGTGCATTCCCCAAATTCGCACGGCTGAGAGTAGCAGCACTTGCACTCGCGCGTTTGAGTATCTAATTCCCCGCATTCACATATCTTTATCCTTGTGGTGAGCCAACAGGTACGTCTCATGGCCTCGCCGTTCTGCTGAATGGCCTTTACTGCCTCTTGTATATTCATCGCCTTTCCTCCTCTCAGCAAGCAATGACAAGCTTGAACTTGTCACCGACCTGCTCGACGTAGCCGAGCCAGCCATGCTTTGTGTAATTTCTCAGAAAAGTAAAGGCTTCGTGCGCCGTATCAAACAGCTGTTCGCGTCTCATCGTTCCATATCTCCTTTGCTTTCTCTTCATCTACTTTCTTGATGACAAGCAGGCAGTCGCTCAGCTGAGCTTTCATAACGATAGAGGAAAGGGCAATGTCCAGCCGCCGTATCTTCTCGTCGATGCTCTCTATTCTTTCGCTGAGTTCTTCCAATGTTCCAAGCGCATCTTTTCGATTCATTTTCTGCTTCCTTTCGTTGCCTCCCGCTCCCGCGTCTGATATAATGCCGCTGGAAAGGAGGTGATTATTTATGCCTTTTGAGATTCCCGTATCTCCTGCGAATTTGAGCTATGCAGATACTCAGTTTGAAATACTTATGCGGCACATCTTGGAGTTTCAGGCCTCCCTTGACGCTAATCACGATGTCGGCATGGTCAGCGTCAATTCAGGTTCTTCCGATCCCCTGCTCGTTTCTGAGGTGATTCTTGAGCCGCCTGTGCTGCTGGTATTTCGCGGGACAGTGAAAGACAAACCCGCGATGTTGGTGCAGCATATCAATCAGCTCAATGTTCTTATGACTCCCGTAGACAAACCGCCCGAGGAGCCGCATAGAATTATTGGCTTCACCGTCTCCCCGGAATCGTGACCTCCCAAATGTCCGTGGGCTTCTGCCCTCGCATGGCGGCGGCTTTCGCTTCTTCCTGCATTATTATGAAAGTCGCCGCCTGCTGTTCTGGAAGAAGCATAAGAAGCTCCGTTAACCTGCTGAGCTTCTTGCTGATCTGGTCGAGGCGGTCGGTCACGGCATCCAGTTTCTCCCCTAATGTCTGCATCTCGGTCATCGTTCCCCATCTCCTTTTTGCGTTGCAGTTGATTTGTTTTTCAACTTGATTAGAATATAAATCAATTCAGTTCGATTGCCAAGCATTATTTTCGAATTGAGTTGAATTTTTTTCTTGACTTTTTTTAATCGCGCCTTTATACTCCTGCTTGAAAGGTGGTGTGCCCAATGAACACCCGTATTAAGGCCGTCCGTAAAACCTTGGGGCTGACCCTTGACAAGTTCGGCGAGCGGCTCGGTATTTCTAATTCCGCTTGTAGTGCACTTGAAACCGGTAAAAATAAGCCCAGTGAGCAGACCATTCGTGCCATCTGCCGCGAGTTCGGCGTTAATGAGATATGGCTGCGCACCGGAGCCGGTGAGATGTTCCGCCCGGAAGAGGAATCCGAGGAGCTTGCCCGTAACCTCAAACGCCTTATGAACGGCAGGCCTGACAGCCTCGCGCGGCGCGCCGTGCGCGTCCTGCTCCGGTATGAGCCTGACGGCCCCGAATGGCAGGTGCTTGAAAAAATCTATACCGACGTGCTTGCCGAGGCAGAAAAAAAGGAACCCGAATCGTGATGATTCGGGTTCCTTTTTTGGGGGCTTTGCTATGTAGTCAGCCAGATATAGACCGCGCGCAGGTCGGATGTGGTCGCGTTTCGCAGCAGCTTAATGATCTCTGCTTTCAGAATCTCCCGCTCTTCGTCGTTTTTGGTCAAAATGCTCAAACTCCTTTCGCGTTTTTCTATATGCTACTGAGTATATAGTTCCTTGATAAAATCTTGAAATGGTGTTAATATAATGTTCACATTTGCAGGGCAATTCTTT